TAAGACCGGTTTAATCTGTAGATTTTGTGGTAGGACTTTAGATCCTAAGAATGGTTTTTGGGTTCGTACCGGTGATAGAGATGCTTATTTTGAGGGGTTTAGAGTATGCCAACTACAGTTCTTTGGAGCTCCTTGGGTTAATTGGAAAAAAGACGTACTTTTAAAATATGAGACCTATTCGAGAAACGTATTTTTTAATGAAGTTCTTGGTCTTGAATATGATCCGGGTGTTACTCCTGTAACATTGGAAGAAATTAAAGCATGTTGTACCGGAGGGCCCATTCATTATGAACCACAGGGGATGGATAGCTCATTTGCAACCTATATGGGAATAGACTATGGTCCGGCTACCAGCGAAAATAGTTATACGGTATTAACGGCTATACAGGAAACTTCTGGAAAAACTTATAGGGTTCCGTTTATTAAAAAATATACTGGGCAGGAATCGGATTTTTATTTTATTCATCAGGATGTTCCTAAGCAATTTGGTAAATGGCAGGCTAGATCCATAGGAGCTGATTATGGATTAGGCGAAGCGTCTAATGCAGAAATTAGTCATCAGATTGGTAAAAGACATTTAGTTCCTATTTTCCATTCTGGAAATCAAAAAGAACGTTTGAAATTTAATAAAACTATGGGGGCTATGACTACGAATCGTGTGAGAGTTATGACCGAGTTTTTCACACTTATTAAAAAACGCCAAATAGAATTTCCATGCTGGGAGGAATTTGAACCTTTTGCAAAAGATATTATGGCGGTTGGAATCGATTATTCTGCGGATAATACAAAAATGAAATACGTAAATTCCGATCCCGATGACAGTGTTCATGCGATGATATACGGTATTATTGCCTGTCAATTAGATTCTGGATATAGAATTAAGTATCATAGTGACTTTGTAGATGCAAACGACGGAGTTTATTAATGACTCTTGACGTTTTCTGCAATATACCTATATTAGATTGTAAACTCTATTTTTAATTGGACAAAATCTATGAAAAAATTTTCCGGAGCCGAATTAGAAGGCTTTTCTAAGTTAGCAGCAGGCCTGTACTTAGAACAAAAAGTACCGCTAAACGAGACTATTGAAAAAATAGCTCGGGACAACTCGTTGAACTATGATCAGACTTCTCGTATTGTGGAAGAAGCCAATACAAGTGTTTATATTAATTTATTCAATAAAACAAATTCAAAAGATAAATATATTGAATTTAAAACAGCGAGTATTAAAGAAATTTGGCCAAGAATTAAGTCAGAGGATTTGCCTAAAACAAGTCATTATGATGTTCCTCCAGATCAAGTTTTTCTTCGTGCTTCTACGGAGCAAATTCCTGAATTTACTAAAGTTGCAGAAGAGGTTGAAACTTTTGAAGGGCCTACTTCAAAAAGCCATGCAGAAATCATTTGTAAAATTCACGAAAAAGCGCGAAATGAGCAAATTAAAAATGCACAATTAGAATTAGAATTGGCAATTGATAGAGTTGTGAGTTCCATTACTAAAGACGCTCGCCAAAGTATTTTAGGTGGAGATTCCACAACCTCTGAAATTTCATATGCTGTTAAGCATGCTATGAAGGGCGGTAATTGTGAGAAAATAGCAACCTATATTATATCACAACTTCCTAAAGTACAACGATCGGAAAAGGTGGCGGGTACTTTAGACACCTCACACGAATTTTATCAACGATTAATTAAATTAGGGGAATTAGTTGATATTTATATCGAGTCCCACAAACATCCTGAAGAAAGTGTTGAGAAAATCTCTGCTGTTTTAAAATGGATGTTCACTGTTCCTGCAATTACGGGAGCTGGAGTTTTAGGATTAACCGGAGCTTATAAAGCTGGAAAAACTAAAGGTCAATCTGAAACAAGTATTACCAGAGATCCCGCACTTTATATGACTCCTAAAAGATAAAAAATGGAAAATTAATATGTCTAAATATTCAAAAATTGCTGAAGCTTTTATAGAAAAACGAGCACTGGAAGTGGCTCCTAATGCCAAAGGATTTCTTGGTGCTTTAGCTACAGGCGCTGCTTTGACTCTAGGTGGAATGGGTGTAGCTTACGGTGCCAATGCTCTGGGAAATATACGTTCGGGAGCCCGTTCTGAAAAAGCTTATGAAACAATGTTGATGGTTCATCCTAAACTATCGATGGAAAATCCAACAAAAGTTCGTATGTATTTTAATACGCTTTGGAATTTTGCACCAGATATTGCTAGGGATCCATTAATGGCTGGCGGTGTTATTGTTCAAGCAATTCGTATGGATTATACTGGCGCACCTCCTACCGAATTAGTTAAGACAATAGTTGACATTCAAAACAAACACAGAGAAACCACAAATAAATTCAATCTTCCTTCTCGTGGGCCTATGGCGGATTATCTTCTTATGTCTGGACAGGGCAGAATGATGTCAAGTGATTCAAATCCATTTGCAGAACCTAAAAACTAATGTTTAAACGCATCGAGTTTGACTTTTTTAATGATCAAGGAGAACAAGTTGTTCAATTACTTGATAATATCCATAAGGATCTTATCAAGACGGCGGCTATTTCCTCTGAGCTTCAATATGCCATTAACGAATTAAGGCCTAAAGAAAAAAAGGCTTATATTCTCGTTAATGCTCTTGGTGCTGGAGAATATTGGGGATCTAATAAAAATGGGGATTATTTTCCAGAAGATTCTCTGCACAAGTACGCAAAAACTTTTGAAGCTGGACACGCGTTTAAACATCATGTAAATAAGGATCCTTCGAAGGCTTGTGGAAAAGTTGTATTCGCTCATTTTAATGATGACATGCATCGTGTAGAATTATTAATAGAAGTGGATAAGGATAAAGCTCCAGACATAATTGAACGTTTGGAAAAAAATGCAAATGTACCTGTATCTATGGGATGCAGAGTACCCTATGATGTATGTTCTATCTGTGGAAACAAGGCTGCAAAGAAGGCCGAGTATTGCGAACATATTACAAGACAATTGAACAAAGTTGCCGAAGACGGCTCAAAAGCGTATATGATTAATACGCGACCCAGATTCTTTGATATTAGTTTTGTACGTGTTCCGGCAGATAGAACGGCCTACACAATGCAGTACATTCAGCCAGAATCTGAAAAAACTGCAGAACATATAATCAAATTTTCTTCAGATCTTGGAGAAGAATGGTTAAAGATTAATAGTCTAAAGGAATCGGATATTGATAAAAAGATTTTCCCCGATTCAGAAGTTGTACTTCTAGATAAAAAAGATGGAAATCTTTGTGCTCCGAAAGAATTGCCGGGAAATTTTCCAAAAATTTGGTTAGACGATGTTTTGAAAAAAGCAAATGCAAATCAAGTATTGTCTACATTACTCTATACTAGAATACATCCCACTCCTAAAGATTTTCAATATATTCTTCTTAAGGATGCCGGTTTTTCTAAAGAGGCCGAAGATTATTACAACAGAAATATCATATTTGATCTTTCAAAATCGATAAATCCTGTAGTACCCGATGAATGGGTATTTGAAAATGTGTCCGATTCTTTAATTACGAAGTGTGCAGAAATAGCCGAAACTCATGTATTGACGCCCCCACGAGTTATGGCTAGAGAGATGGAAAAATGTGGATTTTTCGGACCACCTATTACAGAGGAATTATCTGCGGGTGGTTTTATAGGATCTCCCGCTAATCCCGTAAGTGCCGCTACTCCATTAAAGAATACGGCTAATATGGGAATTCCCAGTGAACAGCACGCCTTCATGCCAAGGAATCCATTAATGACTACTGGTATTATTGGCGGATTGTATTATGGATTTAACAAAGTGTTTAATGCAATGGCACGCACTAATTCAACTAATATGGTTGGTTTAGAAGGAGCTGTTATGCAAAAACCGTGGCTTCTTCCATTATTGATTGGTGGAGCTTCATTGGGCGTAGTTAAGTTACAGAGATATTTAGCTGGACAAAATGGAATGGGTAATCAAGAACCTTATACTTTTACAAAAACAGCAACAGGTTCCCATTGGGTTAAACGCTTGTTATTAACCGTGCCTGGGTCTTATTTATATTCTGGATATATTCAAACTAAGGTTGACCGAGGGCGTCCTATTAATTCATTAGAAGATCAAATTCGCAGACACCCGGCACTTACAGGGGCTTTAGCATTTGGTCTAAGTGGTCCATTGGTAAGTAAAACTATTAATTCATTGGAAAAAGTATCATTCCAATTATTCTCTGAATTGGATGATGAAAAATTCGCAGATTTTTACGAATTTATTGTAAATTAACCCCTTGACACTTTTTGTAAATAGTATATATTACTAAAGTAGTCAAAACGAAAACCAAACATTAGGAGACGTACGATTATGACTCTCAAAGAGATTTTAAACTCGGCACAGTCAAATAGTCCTGAAGCCTCATTCTTAAATAATTTGAATGTTGGTAATGAAAAGGTGGCCGAAACAGCTGGAAATACTGCACTTACTGCTGAAGAAGAAGCACAGAAAGTGGCGGAACTAGACGAAGAAGGTCGTATTTTTGCACGCGCATTTATTGATGAGCTTGACAAAATTGCTACCGAAAAAATGGCATTAAATCCGCCCGACGGAATTACGCCAAACCGTGCACAGTTCCAACAGATTAATCCGGCATTGCAGCTTTCTGTTAAAGAAGATGCACGTGGGCCCGAAGTTGATAAAGTAAATGCAATCGTTCAAAGTTTGCTTCAAGACATTACTGTTCCAGGAACCAAGACCTATGTTGATCCAAAACATCAGGTGGATGTACAAGCGCCTAGTCCCGTTATGGGACAACAGCCGGTTGTTGCAGAGATAGCTCGTGCACAAGAACAACAAGCTGCAGTACAGGAAGAAGCATCACGTCATGCTTCGGTCAATCACAATGACGTAGTAGCGGCACTATATAATAGTATTTTTACAGAAGGAGCTAAATAATGAGTTTACTAACCACTTATGACAACATGCTTAAAAAAGAAGCTGAAGATCAAGTAAAAGGGGAACGCTTGGAAGTTCTCAATAAATTTGCTTCTTTAGCCGCAGAGCAATTGGAAGCTCGTTATCCGGGTAATTGGACCAAGGAAGAACAGTTTAAACTGGCGTCAACCTTGATTGAATTAGCTGTAGAACAGGAAGAAGCAGAAGTTACCAAACAGGAAAAAGTTGCAGAACTTTGCGAATCTGCGAAAATTTTTGCAAATGAAGTTTGGTCACAGTTAGAAGCTTTAGCCGCACAGAAAAACTCTTAACGTAAAGAAGTAACATGACAATTTCAGAACTATTGCAAGGTAGTTTGTCAGGCGCGCTCGGACAAACGGAAACCCAGGTGAAAACCGAGGTTACCGAAGAGGTTTCGCCGTCGTCCGCCTTTTCATCTATGGAGGTGAAAAAACTATCTTCTTTTCTGGAAGAGTTTGCTTCTAATTATGGTGAATTAGTTATTACTCTTGAAAAAGATGCGGGGCCAATTCATTCTTTTCGTAAATTTAGAAATAGAGATGTAGATCTTACTGATAAAACTCCTGCTGAAATTCAACAGATGTCTAAGGAAATATCTCCAGGTAAATCTAAATCTATTGAAAAGATGATGAGGACCAATAAGAAAATTGAACGTAGCTTATCTCGTGCTAAGGCCTTGGGAGGTGTGGGAGGAATGCTAGGTTTGAATTCTAAAACACTATTGTTAACCGGATTAGGAGCGGGAATCGGCGGAGCGTTTTTGGGAAGCCATTTACAACGAGAAAAAGACATCCGAGATGTACAAAGTTATTCTCAGGGTGGAGGAGTAGTTTAAATGACTGAAAAAGAAACTCTAGAAAAGATTGCCGAAGCTTTAACACAGTTAGATGAAGAGCGCACCGTATTAACGGAGAAACTGGCTGTGGAAAATAAAGCGTTGGTGGTTGTGGAAAAATTATATAAGAAGGGTAATTTAACTGGTCAAGAAATTTTTTCTAAACTCGCTGAATTATCTAAAAAAAGTTTTCACGAACTAGAAGTATTAGAACAAGCTTTAGAATTGAGCAAAGTAGCGGGATTTAGTTTTGGATCTGTTAGTGATACTATAGATCCAGAGTCTTTAGTAAATCCCGAAGAAAAATTCACTTTATTTTTAACTGAAGATAATTAAGGAGAGCTAAATATGCTTAAAATTTTGTCACCTCTAGAAATGCTTCAGCGTGTAGATGTAACTGTAAAAACTACTTCAACAGTGTTTGCGTCGGGTACCACAGGTTCTTGGGTTCAGTTGGTAACAAATGGTGGAAACACCGAATGTCAACTTCCTACGACTGCTGGAAAACCTGCGTGGACTGTCTGGACTGAAGGAAATCGTACAGTAGATACATCTAGTTTACCAGGAGCACTTGGCCAGTTGACCCCAGCATGGGCAGGCGCTGTTGGATTTACTCCGGACGCTGTTCGCAGTGGTAAAGTAACCACATTAGTAGGTAAATGGAGAGGTTTAACGGATCAAGTTGCACAGGATGGCAGCACTTATGCTGTTGGAGATCTTTTAAAAGTTGCAACCACTGCCCCATATATTGGAAAACTAACAAAGATTACTACTTGTGCGTTTTCTGGTGTAAATGCAGATACTATGTTAAATTATCCTGTTGCGATTATTCGTGGTGGAGTATTTTCTTCATACGTATATCTTGGTCAAACATACACCGGCGTGTATGAAATCGAAAATCTAGTCTAATAGGAGAAAAGAACTATGTTATCAACTAGTGCAATTAACGAGCTTTTCTTACAGAAGCTAGCCGAAGATCACGATAAAACAGCTAATGAAGCCGGTGCATATATTCGTACAAAGTTGCGTGAAGTTTCTTTCGCAAGAAAAATTCTTCCTCCAACTTATATTACGGCAGCCGAACTTCAAAGATCTATTTACCATGATCAACTTGTCCGTGTAGTTGATAAGGAACCGGATTCGTCAGCGGTTATTATCAACTTCCGTGGTCAGCCCAGTGCTGAATATGTTGAAGGTGAAAGATTTGAAATTCCGTTTTTCAATATCTCTTCTAACATTTTCCAAAAAGCTGAAGAAGAGTTGTTAGTTTATGAAATGCCTATAATGGAAATTCTTGAACGCAATACGGTCAAGGATATTCAATATGTAGAAGACTCTTCATTTATAACTGCTGCATCTGGCGCATGCCATGCTACTGGTGGAAAAAATGGTACAATTAGTGGCGCAACTTTTGCCACAGCTTATTCTGGAAGTATTGATCCTAGAGCAGTTGTACAATTAATTAACCTTTTGCAAGATACTCCTTCTGGTATCGGTACTGATACAGCTGCTGCACATAAACCGTTGCTTTGTGATACGATTCTCATAAATCAACGAGACTTTGAAAAATTGGCACTATGGCCAGCAACTGCCGCAGGTAATGATATTGCCAGCACAGTGCTTATTGATGGGTATACTTACAATAAGATGCTTGGACGTAAATTAGTAACTACGACTAAAGGTGATTTGGTACCGGAAGGAACCATGTTCGCTTTCGCTGCCCCCGAATTCCTTGGTAAGTTTTTCTTAATGGGAGACATTCGTTTCTACATTGAGAAGAAACGTAATATCATTGAATGGAGCGCTATGGAAACCTTGGCTATTGGCTTTGGTAACCATAAGGCTACTGCGAAATTAACAATTACTGCCTAATAATTTCTATGAAATTATGCATAAAACCTATCGAAAGATAGGTTTTTTTGTGTCTTGACACATTTTCTTTTTTACGTATATTATATTAGAGAAGAATTATATTGTTTTGAAGTAATTGTTAATTTGTTAAAAATTAATATGATATGGAGTTAAAATGGCTGCGACATATTGCTCGGTTTACACATATTTATATCAACCCGATGGAGATCCTTTGGTAGGTATTAAAGGTATTGCCAAAATAATAAATCTGCCCTATACCGTAGATGGAGTATACTATGGTAATGCCGTTGACGATGTGGGGTTTATTTCCTATAGTAACTCATCAGGATTAATTAGATGGTCTTTGGTTTCAGGTGCAAAATTTAGTATAGAAATCCCTTATGTAAGTTTGAAAGCTTATATTACATCACCCGCTACCGAAAGTGGTTTATTGGAAGATTTAATTTAAGGAAAGATAATGGCAGTACCAGAAACATATCAATCTTGGGTCGATCGTTTAAGAGTTTGGCTTGGAGATGATTCAGATCAGAATAAATTGTATCAAGTTCAGGAATCTAGTGATGAATTTTTTTATTACGCAATTCTTGATGCTATAGAACAAATTAATCATTCTATAGGATATAAAACGTCTCTTACTATTTCCGACTTAGGGGTAAATCTTCCATGGTATCTTGTAAAATTGGGAGCAACATTACAAGTCCTCATAGGAAAAGGAATTTTGTCTGCACGTAATATACTTTCATACACTGATGCCGGCGGAGTACAGGTTTCTGATATGGACACGTATGGACGCTATGTAAATTATTTTAATGTATTGATTACTTCTTATAGACAAGATCTTATAGATTTTAAAGTACGTCTAAATCTTGCTCAAGGGTGGGGCGAATTCGGAAGTGAGTTAAGAAATAGTAGTACATCAGATGATTTGTGGTGGACCGAAGGATCAATGTAATGATTATAGTAGTACTTAAAGTAGAAAGTTCACTTTTAACACAACGAATTCTTAGTTGGACTATTGATCCCACTAGTGAAAATTTGTCTTCATACACATTAGATCTTTACAGATCTGAATATGAGTATGATGGTTATACTATTATAATAAGTGGAATTAATTTAGCTACTACTTATTCGTATGAAGATATTCTTTCTAGTGGAGTGACTTATCACACTAATAGAACTTTTTGGTATTCTGGTTTAATAACAAACATAGGAACTTCTGAGACATTTTCAACAAACCTTGTTTCTTTAGAACATACTCAGGATTATGTTGCGCGAGATATTATACGTAGAAAGAGTCTTGCATTTTTACCCAGATATGGTGGTGTCGATTTTTGGCATTTAAAACAAAAAACTTTTGGAACGCATTGTTCTGGTTGTTGGGACGAAACGCTGCAAGCTAGAATATATCCCAATTGCAGCATATGTTATGAAACTGGTTGGTCTGGTGGGTATTATTTGCCTCAACACGGATATTGCACTATGAATGCCGAATTAACTCCGGCTAGAATTCAGTTTTGGGGGGACTTTCAACAGGAAGATGGAGAAATATTTCTTATGGACACCCCAACGATCAGTCCGAAGGATGTCATCGTGGATGGGCTTAATAAACGTTGGGTAGTCGTAGCGACACGTGGAGTGGAGAAATCTGGAAAACTGATTATGCAACGATGTCATGTACGAAGATTGTTATGGGATGATATTGTGTATTCTATACAAATTACAGGTATGTTAAATGGATAAAATTTCTATTTCTAAAGAATATTTAATCAAGAGACTTAATATTGGACTTCCTAAACGACTGTCTGCGATAAAAACATTTGGATCAAAAGGAACAGAAGAGTTTGCACGAGGACAACAGGAATTAGCTCGAACGGAACAACAGCATAATTTAATTATTAAAGGAATGATAAAAAAGGATGCTATTGATGATTTAAAATCTTTTGCACCTGTTATGCACATGGTTCCTGATAATAGATCTGATGTTTGGAGAGAACTCACTAAAACGTTGGAAATAGCGAAAACTCCTTTAGAGTTTTATAATCCAAAAGAATTACCTAAATTAAAATATCGTGTAAAAAAGAAAGCAGAGTATATAGATAAGTTGTCTCATAGTTATTTAGCTGATCTTTTAATTCCTACAAGTTTTAGAGAATTAAAGGATGATTGGAATTATGGAAAATATGTTGTAGAACATAAGAAGCATGTGTACGAAGCAGGACGTGAATTAGGCGTACCGAGACTACAACTTTTGAAACACGACATGTCGAAATTTAAACCTAAACAGTTTGTAACTTATAGAGATTGGTTTCAAGGACCTAAAGGTGTTAAGGGAACCAACAATAAGGAAACTTATCAGGCCTTTAGGAATTCGGTAGATGATCATTATAATAGTTCTTGGAATGCTGGGCATCATTGGCGTAAACATAATTTAGCTCCATATCAAGTTCCTTTACAAGATAGATTGGAAAGTCTTGCAGATTGGTATTCAGTAGGGAAAACAAACAAATTTCCTAATTCTGATAATTTTAAACAATGGTACTATTCACGAAGAATACATCTACCTATAGATCAACAAACTAAAAATGAAGTAGAAAGAATATTAAGTGGACCCAGTAACTAAATATAGATTGTCAAACGAAGGTTTGTTATTAGTTCAACCCACTGGGTCTGGAAAAACTCGTGTTGCTATTCAAGCTACTCAAGGTGGATCTACTACTGTGGTGGGTCCTGCCAGTATTACTAAAAACTTTGAAAATGAAGAAAACAAAGCGTACGGTAGAACCACGAAAAGAAACGTAACTACTTTTAATATGACTGCGCGTGGTAATAAATTACCTGGTGGGGAAAATTTAGTTATTGATGAAGCGCATAATATACGTAATCCAGAAACTAAAGCCTTTCATGGATTAGCTGGGGAACGGTCTAAGTATCATAAGGCGCTTCTTATGACTGCATCTCCCATTGTGAACGAACCTTACGATATTGTTCCGCAGATCAATATGGTAGCAGGTAAGGAAGTTCTACCATCAAATAAAAAAGATTTTTATGGTAGATATTATAAAGAAGTATCAATAGACCCTGGATTTATTAATAAACTTCGTGGAGTAACTCCTGGAAGTATTCAGATTTTAAGAGATCCGGAAGGTTTAAGAAGAGCCACAAGTCGCTACACCCATGTAGCTGATACTAGAGAATTTGAAAAGTATCTTCCGAAGAGACAAGAGGAAATAGTTAAAGTTCCTATGTCACGACTTCAGGAAGATTATTACAAATATCTTGAAAACAAAGTTCCTCCTTCTTTGAGATATAAAATTAAATCCGGACTTCCTCCATCCAAAGCAGAGTCGTCTAATTTAAATGCATATTTGACTGGTTTACGACAAGTGACTAATACTAATTCGCCTTTTACCAATGATCCACAATTGGTACGACATCCTAAGATAGACAGAATTGTTCAAGATTTAAATAAAGAAGTGTCTTCTGGTGGAAAGGTCTTAGTGTATTCTAATTTTTTAGATGCTGGATTAAATAGTATAAAAAGGCAATTAGTTTCCAAAGGTATTCGCTATAATGAAGTGGTTGGAGATATGTCCAAAAGTATACGTGATAAACAAGTTGCTCAGTATAACACCGATAAATCAAAAGTCATGCTGATTTCTGGTGCTGGCGCAGAAGGACTTAATTTACCCAAGACCACACTTATTCAGTTGACAGAGCCGCATTGGAATAAAGCACGATTATATCAAGCTGCTTCCAGAGGTATACGTCGTGGGGATGATCCGAATCGTACAGTCAAAGTACGCACATATCTAAGTACATTTGCAGACAGACGTCCCGAATTATTGGGGTATCGTTTGGGTTTTAAACCACAAAAAAGTGCAGATGAATATTTATACGATATTAGTGAGCGTAAAAATAGACAATCACAAGAACTATTAAGAGCTTTGAAATCATGAATAAACTAAGTAAAGAATTGGTTAATTTAAAAGTAATGTCAGAGTTAAAGCAGCCGGTATTAAATAGTATTAGCACACCTTCTATGTTGGAAAGTATCAAAAATAAAGATAAGGTTAAAACATCTATTAAAAAAGCAGAGTATATTGATAAACTTGCTTTAAAAGAAATACCTCGCTATCCGGTGGAAGATATTAAACAATTGAGTTATGAAGGTTTGAAAAATCTGTTGGGGACATCTACACACAGTTTAAAACAGGAAATGCGAAGACAAAGAAAAAATCCAGGCAGTTTTACTATAGAACAGGGCGAAAGTTTAGCTAAAAAAACTGATGAATTTAGTGATCGTTATGAAAATATAAAAAGAATTATAAAAAGAAATGACACCGTTGCAAAATTAATAAATCCAAAATAATGTCTTATAAAGCCCTAGGATTGCCAAATCATAAATTCAATTCACCTGTACCTGAAACTGAATTTCAAAATACGTTTTATGCGGTACAAAAGCATGAGGCAGATAAAGCAGGTCCGCACTTAGACTTGCGTATTGCTTTTCCGCAAACAGGTGTTGCGCATAGTTGGGCTATTCCTCAGAATCGTATGCCAATTCCCGGTGAGAAATTATTCGCCGTTGAAAGTGGTGATCATGATATTGGGTATATGTCTTTTCAGGGAACACTTGATAAGGGGTATGGAAAGGGGCGCGTCTCACTTCACGATATGGATCGTATTGAAGTTTTAGAGTCGGATCCCAATAAAGTTACTTTTGTAAAACATACCGGTTCTGGAGAAGACAGATATACATTAGTAAAAATCGATGGACCCAATTGGCTGTTGTTAAATACTAGTGCTACCAATGTAACGCGACCGGAAATTCCTAGATTCAAAAGAACATACTCCGACACATCTGTAGATGCTATTGATATTCAAAATAAGAATCAATTGATAGCTGCTAAAATAGATGGAGCACACGTTGCAATAGCGCTTAGGCCTGATCGTAGAATAGATACTTTTTCGTACAGACCTTCGAGACGATCTGCTTCTTTGATCGATCATTCTTTCAAGACTGATTTGTATAAAATAAAATCTCCACGTGAACTCGGAAAGACAGTATTACGTGGTGAGTTGTTTGCAGTTGATTTAAAGACTGGGCGCACAATGCGTTCAACAGATACGGCAGGCATGCTTAATTCAAGTACTTGGAATTCAAGAGAATCACAAGGAAAGGATAAAAAATTACAACATCTTATATTTGATATAGATATGTTTAAAGGTAAAGATGTCAGTGATTTACCTTATGCTCGAAAGTTCGAGTTATTAGATATTGTAAAACAACAAATTCCGGAATTAAACATAGTCAAGCCCGCACGAACAGCTGTCGAGAAATCTAATCTGATTGATGAAATTACGAAGGGGCACAGTCCTTTAACCAGAGAGGGTGTTGTTGTTTATGATCTTGACAAGCCCATTCCTACGCGTGCGAAATTACGTAATGATATTGATGTTTATTTTGTAAAACCGTTTGCAGCAACTAAAGGTTCAAGATTGGATCGTATGGGTGCTGCTGGAGGATTTTATGCATCACGTCAACCAGGAGGGGAACCTATTATTAGAGTAGGAACAGGTTTATCTGATGAACAACGTAAGGAACTTGCTGTAAATCCCGCCAAGTATAAAGATATGGCTGCGAAAATTTTAATTCAAGAAGAATATAATTCTGGAAAGGTGCGTATGCCTACTTTTAAAGAATGGCGTGGTTATGAGTTTTGGCCTAAAAAGGAAGCTACACGTAAAAAATTAATGCGCGCAGCATTTAATACGGCGGAACAAATTGCAGGTGATTCGGAAAAAATAATGAATCTGCACGAGAGTCCGGAAGTTGTACATAGTATAAATAATATGTTGAAAAGAATGAATGAAATTAGACCTGAAGTAAATCCATTTGTAAAAGCTGTGAACGAACGATTAACTATAAGAGATAAGCGTTTATTGAAACTAAAAAAATATTTAGATAAATTGCGTCCTCCTATGAAAACAGGCGGAGTCATAGATCCAGTACAAGCAACGCTTGATCCAGAAATTTGGACCTCTGAAAATGTGATGCATGATAGTGTACGTTTATTTATCTTACAGAAATTAACTGAAGTTCTGGGCAAAGATACATCTAAAGTTGGCAGAGTTCAATTATTAGGTGCGGCTGCAACATATCAATGGACTACTGATGGAGACATAGATGTTAATGTAGCGATGGATGTACCACACGAAGAGTTTCCATTTTATACTGAACTTTTTAAGAAATCAAATCCAATTTTAATGCCAAATTCTCCGCAACATGTTGTGAATTTCTTCGCCACGGGGTATGTTCCACAAGAGTCTTCTTCTGAGGGGTTATCAAATACTTTAGCATTATACGACATATTAGGTAATCGTTGGCTTAAAGAGCCAGACCCTAAAGGAGCCGATACCAGTATAATTATGAAAATGGATGAGCCCTATACTGATTTGTATTTGAATGCTATTCGAAAAACTATTCGAGCAACACAGGATACTATAAATAGAAAAGCACCGCTTGATGAAATTAAACGTCAAGCAAT